GACTTAAAACATCCTATCGAATTAGATGATTTGGTAGCGATAAAAATGATACACAAAAAAATTGAATCAGCAGAACATAAATGCAAAAAAGGTGATGAATCTTATACTACTTATTTAGCCAAAGCATATGAAATGCTCGAAGATTATTTCAATGAGTCGGGTATTGATCCATCTACATTGATTTAAAAAGAAAAGCCACTCTAGGGATAGGGTGGCTTTTTTGTGTTATTGAGTTATATCATATTGAAAATTAGCTATAAATTGCCTATTTGATCCAGCATCTGATAACGTATAAGTCATCATAGTTGCTGTAGTAGTATCAGCTACAACATACCCTCCAGCTACAGGTGTATTGTTTTCAGATGCAATACTAAACCTTCCCATTTTCTGATTTGCAACTACTCCAGCTCTATTTATAGGTAGGTTTGCACTTATTGCTGTAGCCGTATTTGCAGAAGTAGTCGTGCCTGTTGCGTATATCATTACATTGATTATATTACCTATTCTTGTATAGTTAGCAGATTGAAGCGTCAATCCTGAGCAATTTGATACCGCTGTTAACGTAGGTGTATAGCTTCCGCTAGTAACGTTTGCTCCTGCTATTAATTTACCCGTGCTGTCTACTGACACGCCTCTATCTCCTGTTCCTGCTAAATTAGCTATTTCTACCGAACCGTCTACATTTATAGCTAGTCTTTCGTCCGCGTTATCTATGTCGGCGTTACCATTTACCAAAACAATTCTTGATAATCCTGTACCAATTCTCAAACCTCCACTTCCTTGACCATACAGAAGTGTTTGATTAGCAAGCAATTTTGCATAACCTCCAAAATTATTAGTAGACGCTAAAGCACCTACCTCTACTACAGACGAGCCGTTATACGTTCTGGTGCTAATAGAGGCGATAGCTAAAGTAGCATTATCAGTATTTATCGCAACAAATCTCTTTAAACCATATACACCGTCTTTGTCAGAAGTTATCACGTCTATAAAAGAATTTTCATCAAAATCGGATGCAATTTGTATAACGTGTGATCCAGCTACGGGATAATCGTTTAAAATTCTCCACGCCCTTGAATCTGCGTCTGAGGGGTTTTTATTATGTCTAAAATGTCCACCAAATATACCTGAACCAATTTCAATCTTATTTTCGTGAAGATTTATGTATTTTATTTTTTCACCGCCATTTTTTCTAAAATCTAAAGGAGTGTTCCCGAACGCGCCCAATACAGAGTACCAATTTACAAGACCTCTTCCGATATTTGTGGCATCATCAACATCGTAAGCGGTTAACTGCCATTCGTTTTCGGGGGTAGTTTGACTTTCCGCAGCGTGTTCTAAATTTAGATTTTCAATATTTACAGAATGCGCGCCAGAAAACTTAACATTAGTCTGGTTTCTTTCAGAATTTACTTGTCCCAAAATTGAAGAGTGATACGCAAATTGAAAATCCAAAGCTATTAAGTTACAAGTAAGGTTCACTTCATGCCCAGATGTGTGTTCATTTACGATAAGCCCCCTATGATAACCGCTTATGGACACATTTCTAAGAATTATCAGCCCTGCATTGTTATTTCTGGGCGTATGAATCCCAATTGCTGATGGATAAGTAGGCAAAACAGCATCAACAGAGTAAACGCCGTTGTCAATCTGTACATTCTCAACTATCAATTGACTTGCAAACCTAGCATCAATCCCACCTATTTGTGAATTTTGATATGTGGAAATCTGAATGTTGCTTACAATCGGCTTTACTCCTGAAAAATTCTCAAACGATGTAGGGCAACTGTCGCAAATAATTACCGACTCGTAAATGTCCTCAGTTTCACATTTTAAAATAGTTCCAAAATTACCTAATGTAGTTGTACCTATGGTTCCAAAAATTTGGTTAGGTATTGATTCCGAGGTTATCTCGATCGGAATGTAACCACCTATTACCGATGGGTCAAACTGCTTTATGTGTATAGGTTCTGTTAAAATAGTCCCTGGTGGTAAAACGACTTTACCCTCTCTGTTGTCAAGCACAAAATCAACGGCTTTAGTAATTGCTATTTTATTTTCACTTGCTGTTTTATCCGTAGCGCAACCGTACCAACTAGCTTTTATATCCCCAATATCATTTCTTTTGAAATATTCATCGCCTAATTGAAAAAATATAACATCATCAACCACTGGTTCCTCTGACACCTTAGATAGAGTTATTTCTTCGCCTGTGTATTGGTCTAGTATACCATAAAGTAAATCTCCAAGCCTTTTTGCAGAAGACAAACTTTCGTTTGATTTTATCCAATCCGTAGCAGGAATAGCGCTTAAATCAGCTTTTAATAATAAAGCCTGATAAACTGCATTTTCACTTGGAGCAAATGTAGTCACTCCGTTACTTATTGACTGAGATATTCCAATACTTGGCAAATCAACTGTAATAGGTATTTCAGTACTTAATACCCAATGGTCAGCAGTAGATGAAATTACATTTAATTCCTTTGTCGTTACAATATCAGGATAACCATTAATGTTTAAAAATGTTCCTTTCCCTGCGAAAAAGAAAACGGATTCTGTCGGCACATTCGGTAATTGATCCCCGCTGACAACTGTTAACGGAAAATATGAACTTCCTGTTGTTCCTCCGATTACTGGAATGAGGAAGTCAACAAACTCTTGAATACTTCCTTTTTTTAATTCGGTGCCGACTTCGTGAGCTAAATTATCAGAAAGCGAAAAAGAAGCAGATGCTAATTGCCCTATTCTTACTGTAGTAATATTATTTGGATTTATACTCATAATTTCATCATGTATAATTGTATGATATGCGGGTGATAGTTTTTGCCTGTAGCATCTGAACCTGTGGTAGTTGTAGTAATTGTTACTGTGTTATTATTTGCTCCGTTATATTGAATACCTCCACTTCCTGCCGTACCTCCTGTGTTAGAAGGCAGTCCTGCTGTATGATTGTGCGCTGGTAAAGTAGAATTAGGATAGCCACCAAAACCACCAACCGTGTTAAAAACAGCACCGTATCCAACGCCGGAAAGACCATCCATTTCTGTCGTTCCGTTTTGACCGTTACAAATTGCAAAGCCTTCACATAAATTAATTCCCAATCCTGTAACGTCAAAATTATTGTCAATGTAGGTTTGGTCTACATTCATTCGTTTAATCTCATATTGTAAGGCACTAGAATGAATGCTAATAAAATTCACCAAATCTTGCAAAGTAGCAGTTTTTAAATCTGTACCTACTTGATGCGGAAATAAATCCGTTAAACTTAAAGGCGCTGGTGGTAATTCGTCTAAACGAACCGTTGTTGTATTATTTGGATCTATAGCCATTATATTTCCTGTGTTTTAATTATTAAATTAGCATTAGTATCTGTTGTGATTACTACTTCTGGATCACCATTGTTCCAAACAAACTCTCCTAAAGGTGCTGTTTTAGGTGTTCCAAAACCTGTCATTGAACCAGAAAAGCTTAAAAATTCGCCTACCGTACTAGTTTCGGATAAAGAGTCAATATAGCATTTTCCGTAATCAACAATAGGAAAAATAACACCTTGAATTTTCCAATCTAAAAGCGTTTTGTTTCTTTTCAATATCTTCAATCTGTCGTAACTCGCCTCGTTGAAGTTACCCCCAGGAAGCGTACTATTGACTTGTAATCCTTGAAAACCGATACTGTAAGATTGCATAACTGGTCTTGATGTACTCCATCCTTCGTTATCTCTAGTTGTCGTATCTAGCATTTCAGAACTTTCATCTAAAGAATTGCTTGTCAAACATCCTACAGGAAGCCAACCGCCATTTATTTTTACATATAAAATCCTATCTTCTCCGTTTACAAAATCCATAGTTCAAAGATAATTAAATAATTGTTGGCTTTATTGTATTATTTCCGTAATCGTATGAAAATAAATACTGAATATCTCCTAATTCATCACTGTAAAATTGAATAAGTTTCGCTGATATTTGTTTTGTTTTTAAGCTATATGAGTACTCAGTAAACATAAACAATCCTTGAATTCCATCTATTGAAACTATAGATAAATATGGTATTTGTCCATAAATATCTCCAGAAAAAACCTTGATAGCGTTTCTTTGAATACGTAAATCATCTTCTGCTGATATTCTTAATAATGGTTTTTGTTCGTTTTTATTGGTTCGTGTCCACAATGCAGTAGGTGTTTCTTTATCTGATTTATATAAAGTTCCTATCAATGCTTTATCGGAATCTCCATTAAAAACTGTTTGATTTTCTTTAGTTATACTTGATGGTGGGTATTTACGGCTAACTGTATGAAACTCGCCTACCTTACCTTCTGTTTGAGTGGTTATGTCTGATATATTAACATAACTAACTTCTGTAAGTGACGGTTCTCCAGATAACACTCTAGTGGTTGCGCAAATAATCACCTGTACTGTACAATCATTTTTAATAGGTTCTAATGTTACATCTAAGTTACCCGAAGATCCTGATGGATTATTTATATTACCTAAAGTTATAGCTAAAAAAGGATCGAAAAGCTCTGGATATTCTGATTTTTTATACCATTTTGTTTCTCCGAAATTATTTAGATTATAATAATATCCATCACTAGTTATTATTTTAAAACTAAAAACCTGCATATAAGAATTTGAAGACATTCTAGACGTAAATTTCAATACAGTTCCTTGGGTTACATTAACCGAATCTGAAGTTAAAACATTTACTTTATTGTTTACGCTTGGCGACACAGGCAAGCTATTCATTAATACTCCTTGACTGTCTAACGGGTCGTTTACTAAAATATTATTAAAAAAAGGTGATTGAGGTATGAATTTTGTCCACCCTTCATAATTCAATAAATTATCATGTACTAAGTCAGCATTATCAAAAACACCTTCCAAAAAACCATATTCATAATTCAAACGATAAGCAGAAACGGCTCCTTTCGTTTCAATTTGCTGACTTCCTCCGCAATGATGTGGATAAAATCCATTTATCTGACTACCTAATATTGTATTAAAATTTTTATTAAATATAGAATCATCATTATTATTTACAAAACTATTTGCTTTTCCTAATTTTAAATCATTTGGTCTTAATATCCACCATTGACCGTCCTGTTGTGTTATGACAGCTGAAAATAGATTCAAAACAGATGTTAAAACAGCGTCGCAATCCATTATTGTATCATTATCTTTTTTGAAGTAGCGAGAAGGATTTAAATAAGTATCTTTTAATATGTTTTCTCCTGTATAGTCTAAATAATGAACGTCAATAGAACTATTTATAGTCATTGTTAATCCTGTTCTATCAACACATCCTTTTATTATATCGTAAATAGATGTTTTTCCTGTAAACTGTAAACCGTTAGATTTTACAAAAGATAAATCCTTTAATGTTCCCAATCCATCAACACATTCTATATTTACAAACCATAAATCAGCTACGTATGATTGCTGTATTCCGTCTGGCTTTATAAATCCATTAAAAACAGTTTGTCCTGATTTAGTCAACTTAACAACATAATCACCTTCTTCGGCCAATCCAAATTCATCAAAACTTAAAGAAGCACTTGATTCTAAAGAAAGATTTAATCCAGTTCCTCTTATTGGCTCTAGTATAGATTGAACACTACCTTTTTTAATCTGTATTTCTCCAAATATTTCAGTTTTAAAACCTAAGTATCCTTTCAAATATATGTTTAAAAGATAATCTTCATAAACAATGAAATACTTTATATTCTGAGAAACTACTGGAACATCAATAACAGATATTTCTAAAGAAGGATTTGTAAATCCTGAATCGATAGTTATTACAGCATCTGCTGAAACATCAATTTCAATAGTATTGCCTACTCTTGCATAGTCTACAGAATTGTTTACAAAATTATCTGTTAAGAATTTAAGCGTGTTATCAATATCTTCTGTTAAAGATAATTGCAACGCTATTTCAGAACCTGTATTAATTGGGATTACTGAATACTCTCCAAAAACAGTTGTAGCTCCTGAATTATAAGTAATATCAATTCCTGCAATAGTTATGGTATATGAAAAAGCATAACCAATAACAGGGACATCGTTGAATTCTATTATTATTTTTTTTGCCATTATGGTATTGTTATTGAACCGCCTAATCTGTTATTAGCGTTTAATGTATTACTCAAAACCCCTATTAATTTCTGCCCCGCTATTTCAAAAACAACTGTTCCGCCGCCCATTGAAGCTGATGCGCCTGAAAAAGAACTATTAGACGCTGGTGACGAATAAGAAGCACCTGTATTTACAGAACCACCTTGACTTTGTCCGCTTGCTTTTGCTCCCATTGCCGACCCAGCTCCTTTTAAAGCTACACCTACAGCTATAGCCGCCGCTCCAGCAACAATTCCCGCGCCAGGAATAGCTATGGCTTTATCTAGAACACCTTTAGCCACAGCCAAAGTACCATACTTTATAAGCATACTCCCCATGTCAGAAAGAAAAGAGCCAAATGAGGCTAATAAAGAATTACCTATAGCTGAAAAAACATTTGTTCCGTTAGCCAAAGCCGTACCTATAGCCGTTCCTAAATTTTCAAACGTGCTAGCAATCGATCCTGTGATTATTGATTTTGCATCTTCGTTGAATTTTTGTAAAGCAGATAACATGTCTAACATTCCAGAATCGAAAGGTATTTTAATCTCTCCCATAGAAGTAGAAATAACACCAGGTAATTCTTTTAATTTATTTCCGAACTGATCCAATTTACCTGTTACTACAGCAATTTGACTTACATCAACTAAATCAGCCGGGTTTAATTGACTTTTTACGCCTTCAACTTGTGGTGTTTCAAATGTTTTCTTTTCCTTTAAAACCTTGATTTTAGCTTGATCTAAAAGAATACTGTCTTTTGTAGCTTGTGCCTCTCGATCTGAGTATTTTTTTGATATAGCATCTAAATCAGCTATTTCTTTTTGAATTTGTTTATATTCATACTCTACATCTTGAAGTTGTCTTTTTGCAAAATCTGCCTGAGAAGAAACTCCGCCTCCAGGAGTAAGCAATGTTGTGCTTTTTTTGCCTCTTTTTTCAGCTACTTTAGCTTGAGCTTCTTGAATTTTTAAAATTGACGCCTCTCTTTTTTCCTCTAGCTCCAAACGTTTAGCCGCTATTTCTCCGAGTTTTCCAGCAATCGCAGTAGCTCTAGCTCTAGCTATTAATGCCTTAGAAACTTCGTCTACAGCAGTCTTTACATTACCATTTAGTATTTGCTCTTTTGTTAGGTTTCCAAAATAAGCTGGATATTCGTCTTGTAGTTTTTTAACAGCGATAAGTCTTTTTTCCATTGACAAAGTATTGTCTTTGGCTACTTCTGTTAAAGCTTTCATTCCTGCAATTTCACTTCCTGAACTTTTAGCCGCTTCTTCGTTTATTTTTTTTAGTGATTTTGCTGTTTCGTCAAATCTACCTGATAATTTTTCAAATACATCACCAACAGTTATTCCGTTCTGAGACATATAAGTAAGTCCTGTAGTAACCAATGAAACAGCAAGCAATATTCCTCCTGTACCCATAATAGAACCAGCCATTGCTTTTAACGCTCCACTAGTGCTTCCTGTAGACGTTCTTAAATGCCCGAACGCTTCTGTAGTGGCAGTAATATTGTTTCCAATACCCATTATTCCAAAAGGTGCGTCTTGTGCAATTCTTGAAAACTGCATCAAAGCATTACTTCCATTGGCTATTTTAGGAGCCATTACGGAAACAGAACTGCCAGTATCTTTAGCAACGGTTTTTAATTCTGTAAGCGATTTTTTAACAGACGCAATATTTCCGTTAATCTCTTTGGTATCTAATCCAAGCTTGATTTGTTCCAGCTTGATTTTAGACAATTCTTTAAGATTTAATTCAGCTTCCTTAATCTTTTTATTAAGGTCGTCTATATTACCATCGATTTGTACCTCTAAAGCCATTATTTTTTATTTTTTACATATTCTTTAGTAGCCTCTAAAAATCTTTGTTTTTGAGCTTCTGAAATGCCAGTAGCAGTCTTTTTATCCAATGACAAAGGCATAAACTGATTTAATGATTTAGGTAGTTTCTTAGGATTCATATGACTGCCTGTTGTAGCGCACCATCCTATAAAGCGTATCTTTTCCCACTCCCTTTCCTGTACTCTCCTGTAAGCAAATAGGCGAATCTGAAACTCAGCAAATGACATATCATAAACATGCTTCATTTTCTTAATTCCAAGTTCGCCTATTGCAAAACAAATAACATCTTTAAAAAAGTCTACTTTTTCGCCTTCGTTACTTTTTTTTTATCTTCTTCATCAGCAGGAACATCTTTAAACATGGCTTTGTTGTACGCAATTATAAAATCTTGAAATAATTGACCCCAAACTCCGCCATTTTCATCAATGTAGTCGTGTATGTCATTCTGAGTAAAATCAACGCTTAAACCTAACCTTTCACACGCATAAGCACGTGAATAGTACATATATTTAGAAAAAGCTAAAACGTTTTGATCCCTTTCAATTTCCGCTAATTCCGCTAAGCTTTTGCCTTCTTCTTTGGTTATTTTGTCTAAGAATCCAAGTCCTAAATAATACCAAATACCGAGTAATTCTATTTTTGTTTTGTTCATAAAATTATACGCTAGGTGCTAATGGATCGGTAGTTGTAATCGCTCCAGATCCATCAATAGTTAATGAGAAAGACGCAAATTCATCACCCGCTGGAGCTTCTAATCCTAAAGAAGTAATTAATCCAACTCCATAGTAAGTCAACGAAGCAGAACCGCTATCCATTTTCCAATTTACATTAGTTTTCGCTTGCTGTACACTTAACAAATAATCGTGTGAGGCTTTTGTGTCATCACCTCCTACCGATGTAGTGTCTATCAATTGAGCATCTGCATCTAATGCATACGAAAAAGCACCCGCTTGTTTTTCAACAACCCCAGGCGCACATTTTGTTTGAGATTCAATTACTGCTAATTCAGTATTTAAAGAGTTGCTTGTAAGACAAGAAACAGGACGGTAAAGCGTGCCATCATGAATATAGAGAATCAATCCTTCTCCTTTTATTTTATCTGCCATTGTATTTTTATTTTAAAGTTAAATTTAGTCTTAAAAAGCTTCTGTAAATCACATCTACGTCAGTGATAGTTTCAAGTGATGTTTCATAAGTTATTGTTTGCGTAATATTTGTAAATCCTTGAATAGTTAATTTAGGGTTTAAAACATCCATTACCTCCTGTTCAATATCGTTTAACAATGCTCTGCTTCCTGTATTTCCAGCGCTTGAATAACGTGTGTAAATCTCAATTAATAATGATGATTGCCATTCATGATCACATTTAGTTTCTTTTAAAACCGCCTTATCCTGAGCTGTCATTAAAATATATTCGTTCAAATTTGCGTTACCCGTAACTCTTGAATCAAACGTTTTAATAGTTTTTCCTGAAACAACAATATTATTTGTAACGTCATAAACCGCCTTACGAATGTATTTATCTGGATTTACATTTACTGCCATACGTCAAAGATAATCAAATTTTCTTATTTACAGACTTTAAAAGTTTTTCTAAATTCAATATCAAATCTTTTTTGCCTTTCTGCCATGCGGGGAATAAAAAAGGTTGTGGATTAATACCAGCACCTAGAATACTAGCTAAAATCGGATACGCTGCCTTTTCATCAATTCCTTTTGCACGGCACCAAACTTTAATTGCCTCTAAAGCGTCTTTAAATGTTCCTTTCCCTTTTTTACCTTGAAACGATTTTGCCATTTCAGCAAACTCAGCAGGAACTTGTACTTTTGTTCCTGTTCCAAATTCCATATAAGCACCGTATAATTCGTTTACGGTAACTTTCCAAGATAGATTTTTAACCTTTACATGACTAATAGATTGAGCTAATTTACCAAAGTTTTTAGGAGCCAATTTCTTTGCATCACCTTCAATTTGTATTGCTGTAGCTTCAATCTCAGCATTGATTAATTTTTCAACATCTTTGCCTGCTTTTTGCAAGTCTGATATTGTTTTACTTAATCCTTTAATTTCCATTAGCTGTAATATTTACTTCTCTAAACAACTCATCATTGTATCGAATATCATTTACAACTCGTTTAACGCCTCGATATTCAACAGTCAAATTATCTTTATTGTCAGGTGTAATTTTAGGTGTAGCACGAATATTAAACGACCAATTATCTTTAATGTCTGATTTACCTATACTATAATCACGATAGGCAGAATTTTGTTTTAATTCAGCCCAAAACGAGCCTATTAAAATATCTGCTACAGTATTACCTCCGTAACCGTCTGGTACGTTAGTTGTACTGTAAATTTTAATTCGTTTATCGTATTGTCTTGCTAACATTTATATAAATCTTTTTTCAACGTCCAATGCTTCAGTTACACTAA